CTCTTTAAACGCAAAGTCAGGTGGGAAATTAGTTCTTGGAAGTTCGCGAAGCAAATTTGGATCATTGTTCCCATATGCTTGTTCTGGTGTAATTGTAAAAGATTTTGTTTCTCCAACAGACATGCCCATTACAGCAGTTTCAAATCCATTGATTACTTGTCGTTCTCCAACTTTAAAAAACAAAGGGTTTCCCCTGGTTCTTGAGTTGTCAAATTCTGTTCCGTCGTCAAAAGTTCCAACATAATGGACACCCACCGTTTGACCTTTCATTATTATACTCATTAATCTCTCTCTATAAAATTAATGAGGCACCTTTAACCTGTGCCTCCCTGTGGTTTTATAAAAATGTGGGGCGCAATTTATTACCCGCTGCGCCCCGTAGCGGCCCGTATCTAACCGTTCATAAACTTTTGAAAAGCAGCATCTACCTTGCTTTCAGTGTTGTATTTTTCTGTCTCCGAAGATCGGGACTCACTATTTGCATCGGAGGAAAGATAATCGTCCAACAGGGCTTGTACCTCTGGGGTAGTTCGTCGTTGGAAGAGAGTATCGATCTCCGGTACAGAACTAACCAAATCATCACAATTAGCCACAGCATCATCGCATAAAACGGATGGTCGCCTTCTTGGTTTCAATTGTGTCTTTGGGAACGATCCCGGTGTGTTCGGGACCGTGTAGGTCAGTACGATATCGGTTCCTGTCTCTGGATGTGTAATATCTCCATAGTCAGGGTCCAATACATAACCCAAAAGGGTTTCATATGCGGTCTTACCATAAGACCAAACTTTTACTCCAGAAGATTCTTGACCTCGGACCAATACTGGAGAGTAATAACGTTTGCGAACAAACAACTTCTTTGCTTCTCGTTTTGCAGTGTCGTTATTGTTTTGAACACCGTCTCGCCACAACTGTGATGCAAATTCACATATTGGACATTCTTCACCATCATTCTTCTTTGGGCAATAAATGCCGGGGTTTCTGCCTACATTATAGTGAAAATGATACTCCTTGAAGGGGTCGCCATCTTCAGTTGGCATAAGGCGAATGGTTTGGTCACCCTCTTGTGGTCGCCATTTGGTGCTATTTTCTTGTTTCTTGCCGCCGTTTTTGGAAGCTTGAAGCTTTTCTCTCATTTTGTCTAGATTTAAAGCCATTGTAATTTCTCCTAAATTATTAAAGTTTTTGCCGTTTCAGGCTAAAGTCGGGGGACAAAAGTCCCCCGCTGTTTATATTATAGCATGTTTATGCTTAACTGTCAAATGAAAATTGAACTGTTTTTTGTGAAAGTTGACCAACTTGCGTATTGCTGTTAAATGTTCGCCAACCATTCGCTTGTACATCATAAACTGTTTCCATACCCTCCGAAAGTTTACGTTTCTGTCCTCCTCCAAATACAGAACTTGGAACATCGCTCTCACGAATGAAAGTCATTTCACGGGTGTTACCACGCTTAGTTACAAAAGTTCCGGTATATGCAGTGTAGTTTTTCATTTTTTCTCCTATTTTGTTGTTTTTTGTTTTGTCTTTATCGACTCTTTGAATATAACATAAAATCATTTTTTGTCAAATAATTTTTTTATATTTTTTCTTGTATGAAGTGCGTGGACTTAATTGAATAGAAAAATGATCGTTCATGTGGAGAAGAGAAAATAGCAAAAGACGAATGAAGTTCATTCTCTTTATCTTGAGCTACTCTATCTTTTATTGACATTAACAAATCATTCTCCTGATTAAGTTCGTCTTCGTTGATACTATACATGTAACCAGATTCAGTTATGTTGTCAAGGGGAAATAACAACTTTTCTTCTGATTCTTCCATAACGCCGATTGAGAAGGTTTTTATCCTTGATACTTCTTTTGTTTCTGCTATTGATCCAAGAACTGGCTCTTGTGATTTAAAGTATTCAATGGTCTCAATGATGTTTGCGATTGTGCTGTTTGCATTTCTATAAACATCGCTAATTGGTCCTTCGCCTGCTATATCTACCAATGCTGTATTGGAAACAAGATAAACTGAATTTATAAGCCCTGAACGAGCAAATTGTTGTAAAACATTGAATGCTACTTTATCTTGCTTTGTTTGAGTTGGAGTTGATAGCAAGTTGTCTGGGGTCATATAAACGACATTTAACTTTTTATTTTTTATCTTCTCCAAGATTCTCAAGGTCGCACCGGAAGTTTTAGAAGCACCGCAAACAAATACCCAACACTCTTTTGCTGAAAAGGTAAGTTCCTTTTTCAATGAGGGGCATTTGCTTTCATAATCCTCAACAGTCTTACAAGTCTTTGGAAACTTATCGGGACCAATGAAAATCTTCTTGTGCCCCTTTCCAAATGAATAAGCGACTTTACAACCCGCTGTGCCGATACCGATAACTACCATTGTACTTCCTCCAAGTCTCTTAAGTTGTGTCCGATTTGAATCGATGTTTTGAATCTTCCAAGGGCTGTGTCGCTAAACAACTCAACCAACATTGGAAGCAAATTTCTTTCTGATAAATCCATATCAATTGTGACGCAATCATGAACAACCGACTGAACAAATGACTTCTTGTTCTTCAGGAATTTATTAACCTTAACTGCTGATTGTACACAATTATCTGAGGAAGAAGATTGTAGGAGATAATTCAAAGCATGAAAATCGTCTGATTGTATCTTTCTTCCGAATGGAGTTGATATTGTTTCTCCATTATAATGTTTATTTAATATCTGTTCTCTCGTATAATGTTTCTCTGTCTCGGAATCATTTGAGTTGGGATTGTATAACCAAGCAAAGAACCTCTGTTTTGCTTTTGATCTCTCGGTTATGTTATGATATATGTTATTCATATTCCATTCGTGGATATCTTCTTCTGGTTGTTCCTTACCGGCAAGAGAAATTAGGGTTCTAATCTCTGCTCCGTTAAAGTCAAGTTGAACAAAGACATCATTGGTTGGAACAACACAATCGGCGATCTCTTTCTTCAAATTTAGGATTGGAAAAGACCCTTGTTTCGTTGTTAATCTTCCCGTCACAGATCCCCATACATCGTACAGAATGGGGGTATTTTCGCCTTTAACTTGCTCAAATAGATACCTAGCCTTTCTATCGTGCTTGCTATGTCTATAGAGCCGATTTAGGTCAATTGCGGGGATTTTTTGTGAAATATCATCGCACAACTCCATTACATCAACCATATGTTGGTGATTCTGTGGTTTCTGGTGATTCTCAAGTACCCAATTGGTTATATCGTTCTTGACTTCGCAATAATGTCGGAGGTGTTGTTGAGGTATAATCTCAAACAAACAAACATCATCATAGTTTATCTTAGCGTGTGCGGTTGCTCTCAAAAAACTTCTAATCTTCCGAGAATATACTTCATACCGGTCTTGAAGGTGGACGGGACCGACTTTACCAATCTCTCTGCCGCCGCAATAGATAGAGCCATAATTGATATTCCGACCAAGAAGGTGAGGACACCACTCCCAAGTGCGATCAAGGTTGCTTGGGAAATTGTCGTAAATAAAACTTCCATTATAATAGATTCCATAGCACTCTCTCCTGTCGTCAAGTATTTGGAATGTCATTAGTAGCCCCCACTAGGCCCTCCGTTGTTTATTTTTGAAGCACCTGAAGTTGATTCAGTGGAGGGCTCGGTATCTTTATTTCTTTCTTCTTCCCTGTGAATGAAGTAATTCAAACCACCATACTTAGATTTGTATGTATCTCGGAAAGTATTATTAATATACCTCATTGCTTGAAAGTTGTCAACATATTTTGTTGTTTTTATTCTTTTAATAAGTTTATTAAACATTTGCTCATTCAATGCACCTCTTTCCTCAATGTTTCTAATCTGAGTATATGCTGAGAGCCATTGATTAATAGAAATACTTTGTTGTGCTTGGGCTATGGTAATTGGTTCTCTAAATTTTATAATTGAGGAAATCGTCTTGGGGCATTTAGATGTGTTTATTTTTTCAATTGGGAAATTTGCAACAAAAAGGTTATATCCATCAATAAGTTTTGCTTGCATCAAATCATAGTCAATTGTATAAGCATAGTTGTATCGGCTTAAGAACACATCCTCTGTGGAGAAAATACCATTTGCTTTAGCATACGGTAACAAACCAGGTGACAGAATGTCGGCAACCATCACTGTTGGGGCTAATTGAGAAACTAAAAAACCATTTGCACGACAAACTTTTAGATAATAAGGTAGACTGGTGCTGTTCAAAACCAGGTCTTCTATCCTGGGATCTGCTCCGAACTCTATTCCTCCAATATCAACAGCAATTCCAGAAGTTAAAATATTTGATGTGGATGATCGCTGCCAAGAAGTAAATGTAAAAGGGCTGTGATTTGGCTCTTGTTTCAAGAACTTAATAAAGTGGTTTACAAATTGGTTAAGTTTGATTACTTCTTTTTTTATACCCTTATCTGATAAATAATCATTTCTAAACCTGCTTATCAATTCATCAACATAGATATTATATAATTCAATAGGGGAGCGATATGCTCTCTTGATACTAAACTTAGAAAATATTGGTTCATTGCCTGGTATGGTTCCGTTTTCTTTTGCAGCATTCATTGCTTGTTTCACAGAAGTAAAAGCATCAGAAACAAAATCCAACAATCGATAAGAAGATTCTGTGTTATCTTCGGATACAATAATTTTCATATTATCTTCATTTGGATATATGGTATTTAATTTAGTATCCACTCTACCGTACATCACATCTTCGGCAAAACTAAAGTCTCTTAGTTCTGGGGTGGTCGGTGCTTTAGGAAAGGCTTCATTTTTATAAAGTGCTCTAAAATAAAATGCCTCCCAAGGAGATTGTGTTGAATTATTTGCTTTAAATACAGTCATGGCTTACTTGGTATTACTCCTTTTTTATTTCTTTTTGTTTTTGCTGCTGCTTTCTCAAGATCTACTGAATGTTTGAGGGCATTTTCGTATATCTCAACACATTTAACAGCAGGCTTTTTCGGAGAAGGTTGACTTACTTTTGTTTTTTTAGAAACACTTGTTGTTTCTCCATCGATAGCAACATTCTTTGAGCCAGAGTCGCCACTATATTGAAAAACAGCGGTGATGGTGGTTGTAAATCCAGAAGTAGAAATCGTAGAATTCACTTTGGTTATGATATGATAACCTCCAATTCCAAGAGCATTTGCAACTGATCTATTGCGACCACCC